AGGAGAAGATCGACTACCTGATTTCGACGTCAGGCGATCCTTTGGATACCGGAGTCGGCTGGCCTACCTACGATAATACATTCAGTCGCGGTACTCCTATCGCAAAACTTGAGATCATCAGACAATTTAGAGGTCTGGGCCTTCCTAAGGGTAACTTTGATACTTGGATCGAATCTGTGCGAGAACATGCACGAGGCGATCCGACGATCACGTCTCATCCATTTCTCATGACGGCAATAAGAAGACAGCAGAACTCATACGGGAGGGTTCGCCGTGCTCAAATTACACCTTATGGTCTACGTTTCATTGATGATATTAAAGGAACAAACAAAGTTAGAGTTGCATGGCAATATCCGTACATCTTAAACTTATTCCTCACTCCTATCCAAATTGAGATGAAGGCGATGCGTATGGTCACCCCTGGACTATATCATGACGGCGAATCGAGGCAGAAGTATTTAAAATACATGAAAGATTCCCGCATATACGTAATGGAGAATGACTTCTCAACGTACGACAGGACCTTACCGTATCACCTGAGAGCGGCGTTGTTTTATGAAATGGCTAAGCTATTTAATGTTGGGGATGCACCATATCACCTCATGATGAAGTCAATGATGAACCTCCCTTTCCTGTATCCCAATCCTCATAGTGGAGAAAAAGGCAACGGCATTATAGCTTACATTCCTAGGACTGCGCTTCTATCAGGTAAGAAGACCACTTCTGAGGAAGGTACACTATCATCTGCAATCATCTGGGGTGCGGCAAAGCTTCAATCCAAGCAATACACTCCACATGATCTGTATCGCTATTGGACCTCCGCTTGCAGAGGCGCAGAACAGCCGGTTGAGGTACTGATTCAGTCAGACGATATGCAATTCATCTCCAGAGATGTGACATCTATGATTAGATTGGGGAGATCATTCTCGTCGATATGCAAGCAGATTGGGATGAAGGCTAACATCGGTTTGGCGGACCGATTCCTTATGAGACATATGTCGTTAGGCAAAGATACTCCTGTTGCCTCTCGCATATTCCAGAACACAGTGTCTAATGAGGAGCCTTATGCCGATCCTCTCGTATTCTTGGTAGGTCTGGCAGCTCGCTCTGATGGAACGGGAGGATTTAGGGATACCGATCCGTTCGATCTAGGTCATGGAATAGATGAAGACGAGTTCTCACTTAAGTTTCAATCCAAAGTGTACTTATATTTACGAGAGCTTATTTCTTCGGCGGCTGTTCCACTTCGACCGGCGGTTGATTATCTTAAGTCGTATGCTGAGTTATGTGATGCGACTCTATATGGTAATCATCCTGAAGTTCACCGTTTAAGAAGCGACATTTCGAGGATAAGGCGGGAGTGGACGCGAGCTTTGGCTGCAAAGGAATTAGCTTCGATCCAGGAGGGGGTCGCTAGTGGCGGGCTAATGGCCAAGGTCATTCATAATAGCTATAGCGCAACCGCCTTATTAACGGAAAAGATGTTCAGTAACTTATTGAGTCAGTTTGATACTTATAAATCGGCGGGAATGGCGCGTGAACACGCTATCTCAGTTGCAGCGATGAAGGAGATCGGCATCCCATTCCGTATATCTAACTGGAAATGATATGTCGCGTAGAGTGGGATCG